CAACCGGCAGAAGCGGGCGTCCAAGGGTGACGCAACCGGCCTCCGTCAAGTGCTCGCCTTCGGTGACGACCAAGTGGCCGCTGCGATGCAGGGCGCGGAAGGCGAACGCACCACGATCACCCATATCCGGCGCAACGTGCCGCTCCTGAAGCAGTTGTTGAGGGACTAATGACGCCTGAATATCCCGTATGGAGCATCCGGCCAAACTGGCGTGAAGGAGTGCTGGAGCGCTTGGAGTGGCTGACGGACGTGCTGGCTTCGACCACGGGCGTCGAGCAGCGCCGTGCGCTCCGTTTGTCGCCGCGCCGGTATATCGAGATCACGGTCAACCCTACGAACAATGAGCGGTCCTTCCTGGACCTGATTCTGCACAAGTTGGGGAGCGACAAATGGCTGTTCCCTCTGTGGTTCGATCAAGCCAAGCTGTCGGCCGACGCCACCAACGGCGATCTCCGCGTTGAGTTCGACAACACATATCGCGAGCACCTTACGGGCGGACTGGCCTTGCTGTTCAAGGACGCTTTCACTTGGGAAGTTATTTCCATCGGGGACCAGGACGATGACGGCTTGGACCTGGATGTCGCCCTGGACGTGGACTGGCCTGCCGGAACGAAGGTCTATCCGCTGCGCCTCGCTCAACTGACGCCGGAAACCAGTCTCGACGCGCTGACATCGACTGTCGGCGAATCCGTCCTACTGTTCCAAGTGATCGAACCGAACGACTTCACCGCTACCATGCCCGACGATCTTTCGTTCGAGGGTATGCCGGTCCTCATCACCCCGCCGAACCGATCCGAGACGATCACCACCGAACACACCCGCTTGTCGGCCGACCGTGACAACTCGACTGGCATTCCCTACCGCGTCGATCTCGCCCAACGGGCCTTCCAGGTTCAAGGCCATAGCTGGCAGGTGCGCGGGCGTCAGGCGCAATCGGAGTTTCGGTCCTTCCTCTATTGGCTGCGCGGCCGTCAACGGGCCATGTGGCTTCCTTCTTTCAATCAGGACTTCGTGACCAGTAGGGCGAGCTTGCTGGCCTCTGTCAGCCTCGATATCGAGAAAATCGGCATCACCTATGCTGGAGGCGTGATCCCCGGCCGAGACGCGATCCTGGTGGACGGCACCCCGGCTCGGATCACCGACCTGGGAGCGCCACAGTCGGCCGGAGAAGAACGACTCCGCATAGGGGCGGGCTTGACCGCTGCCGTGGCCGCTGGCCTCCCTGGGAGCTTCATGTCCGCCGCCAGGATGAACCAAGACACCGTGGAGCTTCTTCATCATGCCGACTCCGATGGCATGATGGAATGCTCGGCCACGTTCAAAACCTTCAACAATTCGCGCGATGCGTCGGGCACGATTTACAACCCTATACCGGATGCTGTAGCGAACTCTGATCCGTGCGGCGATGTCGGTTCTCCGGTCGAAGGCGGCCCTTGGATAGATCGTGGCACCGATTTTTTCAATATAGGAGCCGCGCAGGAAACCAGTGGTTCGTTGACAGGCTTTCAACGCTGGTTCAACGGCTACATTGATAATCTTCGCGTAACCAAAGGTGTCGCTCGATACCAGACTGGTAAGTTCAACGTCCCCGGAGCGGAGTTTCCTAACGATGAAAGCGATCCGTATTGGGCCGCCGTAGTCACCCTTCTTCGGTTCAACGGGTCCGATGGTGCCACTGAATCTGTATGCGAAAAAGGAAATACAGTGGTGCATAACGGAGGCGCGCATCTTTCTACGGATCATTGGAAGTTCGGAGGCTCCAGTTGTTTCTTTGACGGCGTGAACGATTGGGTAAAAGTGATTGTAGGTGCCTTGGGGCAGAACCTTGGCGAGACGTTCACTATCGAGGCTTGGGTTTTTCCAACGGCCAGGACTTCAGGCGAGTTCGGGGGTGACGCTTACGGCGAACCTATATTGAGCGCGGGTCAGGTAAGCGTGGGCAATTATGACACGGATATCGGTATTCACGATGATAATCTAAGGATCATAATGTCCACGTCATCCATTGTTACCCGGATCACCACGAACCTGGTCGGAGTTCCGTTAAATCAATGGACTCACGTTTCGGTTTGTAGAGACGGAAGTTCCGGCCTATACTATTTACATATCAACGGAAAACTGGCGACTACAGTATGAGCTTCAACGATACCGAGATCAGCACGCAAGACGGTCGGCCGGTAGCGCTCTATCTCCTGGTTTGGGGATGGACGGTGTGGGCTTACACTTCGGCCGACCGTAATATCACGCGCAGCGAGATCATCAATGGCACCCCTGTCGATGTCGAATATCTTGCCCTCGCCGTGTCGGACAACGGCATGGTCCAAGGCGGATCGTCGGCCAACGACTTCACCCTTGATTGCCCGTCTAATCTGCCGATAGTCGATCTCTTCCGGGGCACCCCGCCGAGCAATTCGATTTGGCTCATGGTTCGTCGCCAGCATTTCGGCGAAGCGGACGCACCGATTTACTGGACCGGCACCGTCACGAACGTCAAGAACTTGGGACCGGCGAACGCGCAGGTGATCGGCAAGCCGCTCACCGCTTCGTTCAAGCGCACCGGCCTCCGGCTGTGCTGGACGCGCGAGTGCCCGCACTTCCTTTACGATCACGGATGCAAAGTCGATCCGGACGATTTCAAGGTGGAGGCGACGATAACCGCCATCACCGGCAATACCATCACCGTGGATACCGTGGACGACAACGCCGATGATTACTTCAGGGGCGGATATGTCGAATGGGAGATCAATGATGACGGCACCGTAGAGCGGCGCATGATCGAAGCGCACGCGGGGCTTTCGCTCACCATGTTTGGGCTGACCGATGGCATGGAGATCGGCGACACTGTTTCGCTCTTCCCTGGATGCGACCGCACCCCTGGCACCTGCCAGGCCAAGTTCAACAACCTTGCCAACTACGGCGGCTTCGACTTCATGCCGGGTCAAACGCCGTTCGGCACGGTGATCTTCTAGGGAGCGCGCAGAATGCCTCTTTTTGCATGGGCGCTAGTCTTCCTGGTGGCGAGCTACGTCATCACGGCCGTCACGATGAAGACGCCGCAACCGCAAGGCCCCGCCAGTCTCGAAGATTTCGACATCCCGCAAGTCGAAGAAGGCACGCCGCACGCTGTCGTCTTCGGGGATGTGTGGCTGGAGGGATGGTTCGTCCTCTGGTATGGCAATTATCGAACGACCAAGATCAAGAGCAAGGGTGGCAAAAAGTGACGGAAGTAACTTCCGAGCCGAGAGTCTTCATGAGGCACATCCGCCAAGCGCGTCTTTGCTCTGGCGGCACACGGACCTGGTGGAAAGAGCACGGCTTCGACTGGACGGATTTTCTGAAGAACGGCATCGCCGGGGAGCGCTTGATCGAAACCGGCGATCCTCTGGCTTTAAGGCCGGTAGTTGCAGCAAGGGCAGAGCGCGATGGGCGGTAAGAGCAAATCACAGACAATCGGCTACCGCTACTTCATGTCGATTTTGAGCGGGCTTTGCCGTGGTCCGATCAATGAGTTTGTCGAGTGGCAGGCGGCGGACTTATCCGCTTGGCGCGGGTCGATTACTGACAACACTTTGTCGGCCGTTAACAAGCCCGAACTTTTCGGCGGCGAGAAGAAAGAAGGCGGCATACAGGGTCCGTTTTACCTGGCCATGGGCGGGGACACACAAGTCCTCCCCGGAGCGCAGGGATCGCTTCCGAGCGTCAAGGCGTCCATCGGGACCGGGACTGTATCGGAGTTCCGAGGCGTAGTCACGCTTTGGTTCGACGGCATGGTCTCGGCGATGAATCCATACGTCAAGGAATGGAAGTTCCGGGTCCGTCGATGGAGCGCCGGGTGGTGGCAGAACAACCCTTGGTATCCGGAAAAAGCCATGATTGGCTTGGAAGGCGGCTTGGTTCGCGCGATGAACGGCGCGCACATCATTTATGAATGTTGCACTAACCCGCAATGGGGCCGGGGTTTGGCCGCTTCGCGCCTGGACGAGAACAGCTTCATCTACGCCGCCAACACTCTTTGCGACGAAGGATTCGGCCTTTGCATCGCTTGGTATCGCAAAGAGGATATCGACGTTTTCATCCAGAAGATTTGCGATCTCATCGGAGCGGTTCTTTATACGGATCGCGAAACCGGGCTGATCGTGCTCCGCTTGGTGCGAGATGATTACAACGTAGATGAGATACCTTTGTTCACTCCGGATAGCGGCCTTCTCGATATTAAAGAAGACGACGCTGGATCGACTGATTCTTCTTTCAACGAAGTTATAGGCACGGGTCGAAGCCCGATCAATAATCAGGAGTTTCAAGTTCGAGCGCAGAACTTGGCGTCTTTCCAATCGCAACAGTCCGTGTCTTCCTTGGACCAAGACTATCGCGGTATCCCGACCAAAGACCTTCTCGGCCGAGTGGTGTTGCGCGACCTTCGGGCAAACGCTGTTGGCCTGAAAAAATACACCGTGATCCTGGACCGCCGAGCCTGGCGGATCGCCCCCGGTATGCCGTTCCGAATTGCCGATCCGAGCCGTGGGATCGCGGCTATCGTTCTACGCGCCAGCGAGATCGACGATGGCAACATGATCGACGGCAAGATCACGATCAAGACGATTCAGGATGTCTTCGGCCTGCCTTCCACCAGCTATGTGGTTCCGGCCGAACCAGGCTGGACGCCGCCGCCTACCGATGCGCTTCCCGCTGCCGAAGAGCGGCTTATCGAAGCGAGCTATCGCGACATCTACCGCCTGGTCGGTCCTGGAGACGCGGAGAGTGCGCCGACCGATGCAGCGTATATCGGACAACTCGCGCTCGCGCCTAACAGCACCAGCTACCAATACGACCTGGCCACCAAGGCGGAGGGTGAGCCTGACTATGAAGTCCAAGCGACTGGCAGCTTCACCGGCAACGCCAAACTGGTGTCGGATATCACCGCAACGCAAACTGAAATCGAGATCACCGATATATCCGATGTCGGGCCGGATACCATCGACCAAGCGCTTTACATCGGTGACGAATTGGTCCGCTTGGATGCGTTCGATGAAGAGACCGGGATTGCCACGATCACGCGCGGCGTCGGCGACACGATTCCGCAAGAGCATTCGGCCGATGATATCCTGTGGACCATTGACGACGATATGACCACGGACGGCCGCGCCTACACGGAAGGCGAGACGGTCTATTCCAAAGTCCTGACCCGCATCTCGACGGACGTGCTCGACATCGCCGATGCGACCGAACAGAGCATAGAGCTTGTAGGCCGCCAGGGGCGTCCATACCCTCCTGCCGATGTCCAGGTTGACGGGGATAGCATCTACGGCCTCACAGGCGAGCACACCGAGCCGGTGCTGACGTGGGGGAGCCGCAACCGCCTGACGCAAGCCGATCAGCTTGTGGGGCATTTCGATGCCAGCGTGGACGGTGAGGCAGGCACGACCTACAACATCCGCATCTACACGCTTGACGATCTTGACACGCCGATCCGCGAGGAAACCGGCATCACCGATCTTACCTGGACCTACGATGCGACCATGCAGGCGGCCGACGATCCGCCAGCGGTGGTCATCATGGAACTGGAAAGCGAGCGTGACGGAATCACGTCTTGGCAACACTACCACTTCCGGGTTATCCTGAAGTCCGGTTGGGGCTACGCATGGGGCCTCAATTGGGGCGGCGCTGGATAAGCGGAAGTAACTTCGGAGATCAGATATGCCCGGTGGAAGAACACTACCCAATCTCGCGCTGCAAGCCTTCTTCGATCTCGGAGAAGACGGGTGGGATGGACCGCCCGACGACTTCATGAGCACCAACTTACTGAAGTTGTCCGTGTTGGTCCAAGCCACGGTGATCGACAAGGTTGCGGCCGAGCCGGGATCGCCTGCCGATGGCGACACCTACATCCTGGACGAAACGCATGGCACGCATCCCAATGAGATCGCGGTCTATGATGTGGACGCCTGGAAGTATTTCGAGCCGTTCGAGGGCTGG